AATGATACTGTAAATGGTCAACAGATATCATATCAACTTATCAAAAATTTATCAGATATTGAGCAGCAGTATAATCCAAATAATATATTAGGACTACAATCAACCTCAAACAAATACTTTAACAATTTTTCTATAAAACTAGATCAAAAGGTACCAACCAGTCCAACTGGACCTAATGGCTCATATGTATATTCAGATATTCAAACAGGAGACATTGTTGTAGAGTCTGTTAATTTAGATAGTGATGAGCAGATAGAGATACAGATTGTCGTTAATGGTACAATATATGAGGGATATTTAAATGGAGAAGAATCATGATTACTAATACTGGCAAATCTATTATTGGAAAGTACTTGCTAGGACAGGCTCCAGCCTATGCTTCATTTATTGCTGTTGGTTGTGGACAGAAGCCACTTCTTTTGTCAGATCCATCCGAAGACTATTCAAATAAACAAAGCCTAGATTTTGAAATGTTTAGAGTTCCAATATCCTCAAGGGGCTTTATTAATGAAAACGGTATAGAAAAAATTGTATTAACAGCAGAAATACCTACAGAAGAAAGATATGAAATAACAGAAGTGGGCATATATTCTGCAGGAGCAAACTCTGCAGCAGGTGCGTATGACAGCAAAACTGTTTTTGCTTTTACACAAACAGAAAATTGGCAGTATCACACAACATCAGAAGCAACAGAAATCCCAACAATTTCAGAATCTCTTGATGCCCCAGACAATGATAATATAATTGCAACCACCAATAAGGTTTTTCAAACAAATGCAGACAACGCTATTTTTTATAAAACATCTAGAGCAGAAAGATATGAACGTCCTAGATTTTTTAATAATGTGATCATGATGAGAGGCGATGATGCTGATTTAACAATTAGTTCAGAAAGTGGACCAGGACAAGATCATTTTGTTATTGAGAACGGATCAAATCACATACACCTAACTGGACCTAACGTAGACTTTAGTAGAAACTCTCCAGTAGATGAATTAAGACTTGCTTTTTCAATTGTTAACAAAGATGGCGCATCAGAAATTTTACAAAATGCCTCTTCTCCAGATGCGGTTAGAATTTTGGTAGACTTTGCATCTACAGACTCTGCAAACCCAGAAGCCTTTGCAAGGTTTGAGGCAGAACTAATCAACGGTACTGGACCAGGTGAGTATGACTTTGATACAAACAGGTACTTTGTTATTTCTAAACAACTGCAAAACTTATACATAAGTTCAAACTTTACCTGGGACGCTGTAACTGTTGTAAAAATATATGCAACTGCTATTGTTGGTTCAAGCCCATCAGATGATTATTACATTGCGCTAGATGCAATGAGGTTGGAAAATGTATCAACCCTAAATCCTTTGTATGGTCTAACTGGATATTCTGTTATCAAAAACTCAACATCTTCAAGCATAGTTAAGTCTCCTAATACAAGTAATTATATTGAGTTTAGATTTTCGATAGGCGTTTCTTAATGGCCAAAGAAGTAATTAAAAAGGCTAGGATCCTTGAAAGCAGACTCCCAGCGATAAACTCTGTAACAGAAGGATATGAAGTTAGGTATAGGGTTATATCAGAAGATAAGAACAGAACTTCACACTGGTCTCCAATATTTTTAGTACAGCCAGAATTTACTTACGTTCCTGGAACAATTCATCATACGAAGGCTGGAGATGTAAGTACAGTTGCTTGGAATTCTGTTGAAATTAAAAAGGGATCAACTTTAATTAAAGAGGCAATGACTTATGATGTTTGGGTTAGGTGGGACAGAGGTGACAGCGGTGATTGGCAATATCGTTCTAGAATAGATACATCTAGCATTTCTTTAATTACCCCAGCAACATATACAAAGAATAGTGTTGTTCAAGGATCGCCACCCAACAGACTTTCTGTTGAGATTTATTTAAAGGGTTTTCCTATATCTAGAGATACTAATTTTTTAAGAGTTTACCAAGGTGGGCCTTGGACAGTTTAATGATATACTTTAACAGGAGGAAATAATGGCAAAAGTACCACTACCAGAAAGAGGGCAACCTCTTGATGTATCATATATTTATCAATTAGCAGACACAATAAATGACCTGTCAACACAGGTATCATCTGCAACCTTTAACTACACAACTATCGACTCTGGAACCGCTGGCAAGCAAAGTGTTAAGACCTCAGAAACTAGATTTATCGGTGGTTATGTAAGCGTTGCAAGTAACAGTACCGTTTCTGCATCATCAGAAAAACCATTCTCTTACAGTTTTCCTAGTGACTACAAGTATGCTCCCATCGTTACTGCAACAGCAGTCAACGTAGGTGGGACACCTGCTGGTCAAAATGTAACAGTGATATTACAAAATATTACAACATCAAAGGTAGATGGGGTTGTTCGCTTCGGTGCATCAGGAGACCTATCTTTGGCTGTTAACTTAATTATTATTGGAATACCAAACTAAATGAAAGACTTGATATGTTAGTTTGTGGTAAATGCAAGGGTAGAGTTTTTATTGATAGACAATACACAAGTGTAGATCACATGGAAACCTTTTGCATGATGTGCGGATTTAGAAAATTTTATCATCCCCCAACACAAAGTCAGGAAGGCAAATGGCTACTACTAAAGGAAAGATCCAGAGCGAAGAGTACAATAACGAGCCTGTAATAAAAGGTAAAGTTAGAGTATGGTTTCTTAATGGTGACTTAGTAAGAGTTCACCACAGATCAAGATCTACTGGAATGATTACGTTTTATAATATTACAAAAGATAGATTAGAAACATGTTTGTTGTCAGATTTTAAAAAGGGTAAAGAAAGAGCGTATAGTGTAGCAGAAACTGCTATTCTTGTCAATAGACACAGAAAGTATATTCCTACACTAATTAAACGAGGAATGATTCCTGCCCCTATTGGTGCACAGTTAAACGGAGAAAGACACTGGCAGGTAAGAGCATATTATTCAGAATCACAGGTAAGAGAAATTCGTGCTATACTTGCAAGTATACATATTGGACAACCAAGAAAAGACAAATTAATAACTAACAACATGACTCCTACAAGCCAAGAATTGACACGGCGAATGGGAGACGGTATACTTACATATACAAAGACCGAGGATGGAAGATATATTCCAGTCTGGTCCGAAAGTATTTAAAATAGGAATGGGTGGGGAATGGAAAACGATTCAACTAAGGTAAATGTAACACTAGGCTATACACTTAATCTAGGCAACTTTCAATCGCTTAGACTTGATCTTGGCGTAGTTGACAGCAAGCGTGATGGCGAAACAACCAATGAGGCTTTTGAAAGAGTCTACAAGTTTGTTGAAGATAAACTCACTGAGAAGATTAACGAAGCAAAAGAAGAAATCAACGAGTAATGGCTGAGCGCAAAGACCGAATGGCTTTGCTCAGTAGATTTAATAAATTATATCTTCAAAGGTATGAGCAAAAGTCAAACATGAATCTTAATGTTGACCAGTGGTCAGCAGATGCTCTGATAGAGTCGTACGGCATTTCTCAATGCTATGATCTTTTAGAATATTACTTTTCTATATCTCAAGAGCCAACATGGAATTATTTTGCTTATAATGCAGAAAAAATTATTAGTGGTAAACTAGAAGTAGAACAAGATTACAAAGAGCGCAAAGAGCGCAGAGCATTGGCTAAGGAGTGGTTGAGTGAATAACACAGAAGCAAAAGTAATTTCTGCTTTACTAGAAGATAAGCAGATACACGTTTTGCTACAGGCTAATGTTGAGACACTGCTAAGAACCCACAACGATATCTGGAACTTTATTCGTTTATATTCTGAAAATAATCAGTGTCTTCCTCCAGCAGATCTTGTTAGAGAAAAGTTTAGAGACTTTGAACCTGTTCCTGGTGTAGGTTCTACAAAGCATCATCTAGAAGAACTTCAAACAGAATATTTAAATGACAGCCTAAAAGATATTCTTCGTAATGCAGCAGGAGAAGTTCAGGGTGGGAATGGTGTTTCCGCACTAGATCAATTAATTACAAAAACATCTGAACTAAAAAAGAATACTGCAGCAATTCGTGATATTGATGCCACAGACCTAGAAGATGCTGTTGCATATTTTGAAAGAGTTAAAAGACAGAATGAACTTGGTGCTGTTGGAATTAAGACTGGCCTACCAGGGTTTGATAATTATCTACCTGCAGGAATTATGCCAGGTCAACTTGGGGTATTCCTAGCCTATCCTGGAATTGGTAAGTCATGGATGGCACTATACTTTGCAGTTCAAGCATGGAAACAAGGCAAGTCTCCAATGATTATTTCTTTAGAAATGTCAGAAACTGAAGTTCGTAACCGTGTGTTTGCAATCATGGGTGAAGGCTTATGGTCTCATCGCAAGTTGTCCAATGGTGAAGTTGAAATTGACATGCTTCGTAAATGGCATGCAAATAAAGTACAAGGTCGTCCAGAGTTTCACATCATATCTAATGACTCTGGCGGTGAGGTAACCCCTTCAGTTATTCGTGGAAAGATTGACCAGTATAAGCCAGACTTTGTTGTTGTTGATTATCTTCAACTCATGAGCCCAAATCAAAAGGCTGATAATGAAACGGTAAAGATGAAGAATCTTTCACGAGAACTTAAACTAATGTCTATTAGTGAAGAAGTCCCGATCATTGCTATTTCATCTGCCACCCCTGATGATGTAAAAGATTTAAGCACTCCCCCAACACTAGGTCAAACAGCATGGTCTAGACAAATTTCTTATGATGCTGACTGGCTACTAGCACTTGGTCGTGGACCTAACAGCGATATTATTGAGTGTGTGTTTAGAAAAAATCGTAATGGTTTTATGGGAGACTTTTTAGTTCAGGTAGACTTTGATAAAGGTTATTACAAGTATAAGGATTTTGAAGATGGTAAGTAGTATTTACAGCGAAGAGCAAATTCGTAGAGTACTTAACGGTGCTGGTGTAGAGATTGAGGCAGAGTTTGGAAATAACTTTATAGTATTTTGCCCATATCATAATAATACAAGAACGCCTGCAGGAGAAGTCTCTAATGAAAGTGGCCTGTTCTTTTGTTTTGGATGTCAGACTACCAAAGGTCTTGAAGAATTTATTATGCACATGACTGGCAGAACATACTTTGAAACTGTAAGATATATTAAAGGAAAGCAAACAGAAACCAATATTGAAAATGTAGTAAACAAGGCTATGTATGCAGCCCCAGATTTTGTACAGTATGATGAATTGCTTATTAAAAGATTAAACAATCAGGCACTTGAATCACCAAGAGCAATGAGATATTTTGAAGGAAGAAGAATTACTCGTGAGTCAGTTGTCAAGTTTAATCTTGGTTTTTCAGAAAAGCAGGATTCAGTAACTATACCAATGCAGTCTCCAGATGGAATGACAATTGGATTTGTTGCTAGAACAATTGAGGGTAAAGAGTTTAAGAATACACCAGGATTGCCTAAAGGAAAGATCCTGTTTAACTTACATAGAGTTAAGAGTTCAAACATAGTATATGTTGTAGAGTCATCATTTGATGCAATACGACTAGATCAAGTAGGTTTCCCAGCAGTTGCAACACTGGGTGCTAATGTGTCTATATCACAAGTTAGACTATTAGAAAAGTACTTTCCAAACATCGTACTTGTTGCAGACAATGATGAGGCTGGCAGCATTATGAAAGATAAGTTAATTGAAAAACTTGGTTCTGCTGTTAGCGTTATTCAACTAGATAAAAAATATAAAGACATCGGTGATATGGATGATGATGCAATCAGGGGTATTGAGTTCCAGTTTGACAAATCTATATCATCTATGCTAAACTAATAAAAACAACAGAAGGAGATAATATGAGCGTAGTAAAGGGATTAAAAGCAATCAACGCCCTGCTCGATAAGCCAAAGTATGACGAAAACTCACCAAAGGTAAAGTGGCTTAAACTTGCCGATGGTCAATCAGTAAAGATTCGCTTTATTGAAGAACTAGACGAAGACTCAGCAAACTATAACGAAAGTCGTGGTCTTGCACTTGTCGTCAAGGAACACACAAATCCAAAGGACTATAAGCGTAAGGCTGTAGATACTATGGAATCAGAAGGCCGTGACTGGGCTGAAGAAATGCATCGCAAGGATCCAAAGGCAGGCTGGAGAGCCCGTCTACGATTCTACTGCAATGTACTCGTAGATGATGGCATTGAAGCGCCATATGTTGCAATCTGGTCAATGGGTATCAGCAAGCAATCATCATTTAATACTATTCGTGAGTATGCACTTGAAACAGGAAGCATCTCAAACGTACAGTGGAAGTTGAAGCGTAATGGTCAGGGAACTGAAACCAACTACACACTAATTCCATCTGCACCAGACAAGGAACCATTTGACTGGTCTAATGTTCAACCATTCCCATTGGAACTTGCACTTAAGAAGATTCCATATGCGGAGCAAGAAGCCTTTTATCTAGGCTTTGACGGTCCTACAACAACTTCTGCTACCAACACAGATTGGTAATATGAATTACGTAGGTCTACACATCCATACACACTATTCATTATTTGATGGTGTTGCTACTCCAGAAGAATATATTGACCGAGCAGTTGAACTTGGTATGCCAGCGTTGGCTATCACAGATCACGGAACCTTATCTGGGCATCGGGAACTGTACCGAATTGCAAAAGCAAAGGGTGTTAAACCTATTCTTGGCGTAGAAGGATATTTTTGTGCTGATAGATTTGATAAGAGGCCGAAGGCAGAACGCACAGAGCCAACAGATCTAATTTATAACCACATTATCCTTCTCGCTAAGAATCAACTTGGTTTAGAGAATCTAAACAAAATTAATGAAATCGCTTGGACTGAAGGATATTTTAATAAGCCACGCTTTGACTTTGAGGTTCTTGAAAAGTACTCAGAAGGCATTATTGTTTTATCTGGATGTCTAAGCGGTATCATTGCAAAAGCCTTAGAGCACGGAGAATATGCACAAGCAAAAAAGCATATTGAGTGGTTTAACCGTGTATTCAAAGATGATTTTTATATGGAACTTATGCCACATAACGGCGCAGAAGTTAACAAACAACTTGCAGAACTTGCAGATGAATTTAAAATACAGACAGTTGTTACTCCAGACTGTCACCATGTCGACCCATCTCAAAAAGAAATTCAAGAGTTTAAACTATTGATGAACTCTCACGCTAAAGTAGAAAAGACTGCTACATACGATAAGTCAACAAAGCATGATGACATGATGAAGCGACTTGACTACCTCTACGGTGCTGACAGGCAAATGTCATTTAATAAGTTTGATATCCATCTACTATCATACGAAGAGATGAAGCAAGCCATGGAATCGCAGGGTATTGTAAGAGAAGATATGTACATTAACTCTATAGCCATTGCCGACAAGGTAGAAGACTATGAGATTAAAGATGGTCTAAACCTGCTACCAGTGCAATACAAAAACCCAGATAAAGAGTTAAAGTCTCTTGCACTAGAAGGTTTGAAGTCTCGTGGTTTAGACAAGGATGAAGTATACTTGGCTCGTCTTGATGAAGAGTTAGAGATTATTAAAGCAAAGAAGTTTGGGCCATACTTCCTGGTTGTTCAAAGCATGATTGCCTGGGCAAAGAAAGAAGGAATCATGGTAGGTCCAGGTCGTGGATCTTCAGCAGGATCACTCCTTTGCTACACGCTAGGTATTACAGACATCGATCCTATAAAGTATGGATTGCTGTTCTTCCGTTTTATTAATCCAGAGCGTAATGACTTCCCAGACATTGATACAGATATTCAAGACTCACGTCGTGAAGAAGTTAAAGATTATCTTGTTAGACAGTATAGACACGTTGCTTCTATTGCTACATTCTTAGAGTTTACTGGTAAGGGTATTGTGCGAGATGTATCAAGAGTCCTAAACATTCCTTTGTCAGATGTAAACAAGGTTCTTAAAACAGTAGATACATGGGATGATTTTTGCACATCAAAATCAACAAAAGAGTTTAGAGAAAAATATCCAGAGGTAGAGGTTTATGGAGAGCAATTACGTGGTCGCATTAGGGGTACTGGTATTCACGCTGCAGGAGTTGTTACTAGTAAAGATCCAATCTTTAGGTTTGCGCCGATGGAGACTCGCTCTGCTACTGGATCTGACGATAGGATTCCAGTGGTTGGAGTCGATATGGAAGAGGCTGAAAGAATTGGTTTAATTAAAATTGATGCTCTTGGTCTAAAAACACTAAGTGTAATCAAAGACACACTAGAGATGGTTAAGGAAAATCATTTTAAAGATATTAATCTATTAGAGATTGATCTTGAAGATGCAAATGTATACGAGATGTTGTCTAGTGGCTTTACAAAGGGTGTCTTTCAGTGCGAAGCAACACCATATACAAACTTGCTAATTAAGATGGGTGTAAAAAACCTTAATGAGTTGGCTGCCTCAAATGCTTTGGTTAGACCAGGGGCTATGAACACAATTGGTAAAGATTATATTGCTCGTAAACACGGAAAGCAAAATGTATCTTATATCCATCAGATTATGAAAGAGTTTACAGGAGACACTTATGGTTGCGTTCTTTACCAGGAACAAGTTATGCAAGCATGCGTACACCTTGGCGGTATGTCCATGTCGGAAGCAGATAAAGTTAGAAAGATCATTGGAAAGAAAAAGGATGCTAAAGAGTTTGATGAATTCAAAGATAGGTTCATCAGTGGTGCTTCTAAGTTTATTTCCCCTAATGATGCTCTTGATCTTTGGCAGGACTTTGAAGCGCATGCTGGGTATTCGTTCAACAAGTCGCATGCCGTTGCTTACTCTACTGTCTCGTACTGGACAGCGTGGCTCAAATACTACTACCCACTAGAGTTTATGTATTCACTATTAAAAAATGAAAAGGATAAAGATGGGCGAACTGATTATCTTATTGAAGCAAAGAGAATGGGTATTTCTATCAAACTACCTCACATTAATGATTCGGATAAAGATTTTAAAATTGAGGGTAAGGGTATTCGGTTTGGACTCAGTGCTATTAAGTACATCTCTGACACAATTGCAGAAAGATATATCGCAGCAAGGCCATTCAGGTCATATAAAGAGTTAGAAGAGTTTACTTTTACAAAAGGAAACGGAGTGAACTCTCGTGCACTTCAGGCACTAAGATCAATTGGTGCTGCAACATTTCCAGACAACCCTAGAAATGATAATGAGATTAAAGAAAATCTATATGACTATTTAAATCTTCCAGAATTCAATATCACAATACCTTCGCACTATTATGCGTTTATTAATGATATTGAAGACTTTGAAGAAAAAGGCTCATTTATATTAATGGGCATGGTAAAATCTATTAAACGAGGAACAGGGTGGTCAAGAGTTGAAATTTTGGACAAAACTGGGAGCATCGGTATATTTGATGATGAGGGTACGACTATTGAGACTGGTCGCAGTTATCTTATTCTTGCAAGTGACAATAGGATTGTTTGTGCAATACCTGCTGATGAAATAAAAAACTCCAGCAGTGCGTTGGTTAAGTTTTTAAGTTATAAGCAATTGCCATTTAAGGATGAAGAAATGTTTGTGGTATCTTTTAAACCAAGAATGACAAAAGCAGGCAAGAAGATGGCAACCCTTACTCTTGCAGATACTACAAGAGATTTGCACTCAATTACTGTATTCCCCACAGCATTTTCTAAAGCGTATATGCATTTAGAAGAAGGCAAGGCATACAGGTTTAGTTTTGGTAAAACAAAAGATGGAACAATAACACTGGAGGATATAAATGCTTAGCATGGAAGAAGTACTGGCACAACTTAACCCAAAGTTGCGTAAAACTATTATGGTTGGAGATTCAGTTCCTCCAACAGAGTATGCAGAAACGCCTAGTTTTGGCTTAAACCGTGCTTTATCTGGAGGGCTGCCATATGGTCGTCAAGTACTTATTTGGGGCTCTAAGTCCTCTGCAAAGTCTTCTCTGTGCCTTCAGATGATAGGTCTAGCACAAAAAGAAGGAAAGATCTGTGCATGGATAGATGCAGAAATGTCATATGATAAAGCATGGGCAGAACGTCTTGGGGTAGACTCTTCTAAACTTATTTACTCACAGGCTCGTACAATTAATGAGATGGTTGATGTTGGAACTAATCTTATTAATGCTGGTGTTGACATTGTTGTTGTTGACTCAATCACATCATTACTTCCAGCAATCTATTTTGAAAAGGATTCCGATGAACTCAAACAACTTGAAAACACAAAACAAATTGGTGCAGAGTCTCGTGACTTTTCCAATGCTTGGAAGATGATTAACTATGCAAATAATAAAGTTAAGCCAACGCTTTTTGTTCTTATTAGTCAAAGTCGTAACAATATTAATGCTATGTATACTAGCCAGCAGCCTACTGGTGGTCAGGCTACTAAGTTCTATTCTTCTACTGTTATTAAATTATTTTCATCCGAATCGGATAATCAAGCAATCAAAGGTAAGATAAAGATTGGTGACAAGTTGATTGAAGAAAAGATTGGAAGAAAGATTCGTTGGGAGTTGCAGTTCTCTAAAACTTCTCCAGGATTCCAATCAGGAGAGTATGACTTCTACTTTAGAGGTGATGATATTGGTATCGATTCTATTGGTGACCTTGTAGATACAGCAGAGGCAGCAGGTTTGGTAAATAGAACTGGTGCTTGGTATCAGTTAGATGATGGCACTAAGGTGCAAGGGCGTGATGGTTTTATTTCTCGTGTTAGAGAAGATCTTGAGTTACAAGAAAGTTTAAAGAGTAAACTAACCAATGGCTAATCAAGACTTCATGGTTTTTCCTGGTAAGTTATTTTGTAAAAAATGTCAAGAACAAGTTTCATCTTTTAGATTTTGGCTTGAGTCAGGTGACACTACTTGGATGTGTACTCAAAAACATATAAGCAAAGTTGAATTAAAACCAAAGAAGAAAAAGAAAAGCGACTTTGAAAATGAGTGAAAGATCAGAGTCTAAAAGACTTGGCGCTAAACAGCATAAAAATTCTGGAAGAAATAACACTAAAGGTGATGCTTCTTGGAATAACTTTGTTATTGATTTTAAAGAGTGCTCAAAATCTTTTACTTTAAACCAAGATGTCTGGGCTAAAGCAGTTACCGATGCTCTTAAAAAAAGTATGGATCCAGCCTTGGTAATCGTTTTAGGCGAGGGCACACAAAAGGTAAGGCTTGCTATAATTGAATTAGATATGTTAGAACAGTTAGTAGAAGGAGAATAAGATGACAGAAAATACAACGCTAGATATGATTAATGGTTTGACAGAAATAGCCGAGTTCATGGAAGACGAAGAACTAACAACAGCATTAACAATGATTGCTAAGTTAATTATTAAGCCAGATATCCCTGCACCTGTAGCCAGCATCGAGATTGTTAGGCTTCAGGCAATCGCTGGAAAGTTGGCACTAAAGGCTACCTGGATGGCAAATGTAGACAAGAACAATCGTGCAAAGAAAAACATTTACTACACAGCAGCAGAAGCAGTTAACAACTTAGTATCAGCATTAAAATACATTATGCGATAACCTGCTATACTTATATAAAACAAAGGATGATAATGACGAAGAGTTTACTAAAGCAAGTTATGCTAAAAGAGTCAGAGCACAAAGAGGCTATGGCAAAACAGAACGAAATATTTAATGCAGAAGAAATGGTTAAGAAGATCCAGAGTGGATACATTGCAGACAGAGGACCAAAGCATACTAAGAAAAAGTCTTTTGCTCCATCAACAATTGCCTATCAGCATGGACAGTGCCCAAGGTATTGGTTCTTAGCATTTAATGGTGTTATTTTTGATGACTATACAGATGCGTACGGTGCTGCTAACATGAGTTCTGGAACCATGGGGCATGACAGAATTCAAAAGGCAATGCTTGATTCTGGTGTTGGTATTCCATACGTTAACGATAAAGGTGAAGTAACAACAGAGTTTAAGGTAGTTTATAATGATCCTCCAATTTTTGGTTACGGAGACGTAATGCTTAATTGGGAAGGTGAAGAAATTCTTGGCGAAATCAAAACAATGATGAACGAAGGTTTTGAGTACAGGAAGAAAACAAATAAGCCAAAGACTGGTCACCTAGTTCAGTTACTTATCTATATGAAAATATTTGGTAAGTCCAAGGGTGCGCTAATTTATGAAAACAAAAATACTCATGACCTTATGATTATTCCTGTACAGGTTAATGATAATTATCGTAAGTGGGTTGAGGGTGCATTTAGTTGGATGCGTGAAGTTCGTAAGGCTTGGGTAGATCAAACACTTCCAACCAAGAATTATCGTGGCAACTCAAAGATTTGTAAGACATGCCCAGTAAAGGCAGCGTGTGAAGAGGCAGGCACGGGTACGGTAAAGATTGCTTCTCTGGAGGAACTGAGTGAAACTATGTAGCAGATGTGAAGCATACTTTCTGCCGAAAGTAAGTTATCAAGTATACTGCAGCAATATTTGTAGAGAAGAGGCTACAAGAGAAAAAATTGCTGAAAGGTATCAGGCAACTAAAAGACAAAAAAGAATTGGTAAAGTTCGTAAATGTCTAGGCGGTTGTGACACATCTCTATCTATTTATAACGATTCAGGATTTTGTGCAAATTGTAATATTAGTGCAAAGCAAGTATCAAAAATGTTAAAAGAGTTAAAGGGGTTCATAGAATATGAACAAGACTAAGTGGGGAATACCCATGATGCCAGACACTATTTGTGCTATAGATGCTAGTACAAATAACCTTGCTTTTGCTTTGTTTAATACTAAAACCAAAGAACTAGGGTTTATAGGAAAGATACAGTTTGATGGTAACGATATCTACGAAAAGGTTTTAAATGCAGGGGAAAGGGTAAAGGCTGTGTTTGATCACTATGGTGGGTTTAAAGCAATCATAATTGAGCATACAGTGTTTATGAATAGTCCTAAGACTGCTGCAGACCTAGCGTTGGTTCAAGGTGCTATTCTTGGTGCAGCAGGACAAACTGGAACCGAGATTGTTGGAAAGGTTTCTCCAATAACCTGGCAAAATTTTATTGGGAATAAGAAGATTTCTAAAGAAGAACAGTTAGTCATCAGGTCTCAAAACCCTGGCAAGTCTGTGTCTTGGTACAAATCATATGAAAGAAATCTAAGAAAAGAAAGAACAATTCGGTTTATCAATACTATTTATGATAGACAGATTGAAGACAACGATGTTGCTGATGCTTGTGGCATTGGCCACTGGGCTCTAAGCAACTGGACAAAAGCAATAGGGGTTGACAAATAATACTATGGCTGGTAAACTATATACAAGCGAAGTTTGGCTACGCAAGCGGTACTTAATGGACAAGAAGAGTCCAGAAGATATTGCTAAAGAGTGTGGTGCAAGCGTAGAGACTGTCTATGTTTACCTTGCTAAATTTGGACTAAGGAAGTCAAGACGATGAATAAATTACAAAAGGTAGTTATTGGTTTAGCAGTTGCTGGTGCTGTAGGATTAACCTATGTTGTAACAGCGCTAAGAGGTTTGCCAGAAGTATTTGATTGGGAGGATGAAGAATGAGCGTTCAAACACAGTATGCAATCAGCAACATATGTGATGAGATTAAAGAGATGCTCATAGAAAAAAATAAATCTTACGGCGATTCTGCCCTAGATCCAATTAGAATTTTTTCAAAAGCAAACACTGATGAACAAATAAAGATTAGAATAGATGATAAACTTTCTAGAATATCTAGGGGCTCTGAGTTTTACGGAGACAACGATGTAGATGATTTAAT